GTACCATGATGAACGGGGGCACCAATCCTTCTTACAGATCTCAGAAGGGTGCAGGTGGAGGCTGTCACGCTCGTCAGTAGTTCTAGCGTTGTTCTCCAACAGAAGGCGTTCTACGGGTGCTAGGAGCCTGTAGGGGCTGTTTAAAAGACGCTTCATGTCCTCTGGCTTAATCATTTTTACCAACCATTTCTACAAAGTCGTCTTCGGTTAAAACAACATACCTACGACCAGCAAGGTCAAACTGCAACACAGGTGTACGGTCTTCTGTAATGGCTCGCTCTATTAATTCACGAAGGTCAATTTCTTTTAGGGTGATTGACTTCTTATTAATAGTCAGTTTGTTTTCAAATAAAAACTCTATAGAACGAACATCATTCTTTCGCAACCAACCACTACCTGAACCAGCGTTGCGACTACCTTTGTAGGTCTTGGCTGTGCGCTGTTCCTGCTTCTTGGACTGCTTCATAATACTGCGCTTTTCATCAGCGCCGAATGTCATGACTCAATACCGTATTTGGTAAACACTTCATCGTGTAGTTTGGCTTGTAAGTCAAGATCCTCACGGATGCCGTCTAGCACTTTTTCTTTACCTTGCCAGCGTTGTCCATCATATGAGTAGAACGCACCTGCACGCTCAATAAGACCAGATGCAATACCAATGTTCACCATGTCTTTAATCACATCAAATGAACCAAATGAAAAGTGCTCTGAGTCTGCAAAGTAAAAGTCAATGACAGCGCTCTGCTGAGGACGGTGAGTCTTGTTCTTAATAGTACGACCCTTGATGGTTTGACCAACAGTTTCGTCTTTCTCTTTGAGCCACTCATCACGCTTAACTTCTACACGGCAGAAGTAGTGAAAGTTCTTTGCCTTACCACCTGGTGTTGTGCGATTATCTCCCCACATAACACCAATCTTCTCACGCCATTGGTTAATGATGAGGCCAGTGCACCCACGGTCTTCATCAACAAGAGAGCGCTTCTGTGACTTGGATGACTTACGGAAGAACTTTCCAGTAAGACGAGCACCAAGACCCATGGTGAACTCTTCCATCATCTTCTCTGCTTCTGCGTCTGGAATAAGAGCAGGCAATGAGTCAATAACAATCATGTCAACAGCACGGTTGTCCAATGCACGAATAGCAAGGTCATACACCTGCTCCATGATGTTGTTCTCAACAATCCAAAGACGGTCAAGGTCTACACCAATTGATTTTGCATAGTCAGGCACGAAGTCTTCAGCCGCAATCCATAAAGCGCAGAACTCAGGGTCAAGTGCTTGGTTAGCCGCAATTGTCTTGTATGCCATAGCAGTCTTACCTGATGACTCTTCACCAATGATTTCACTCCATTGGTTTACAGGCCAGCCACCCCCAAGCATAAGGTCGTATGACAATACACCTGTTGTAATGCGAGGGATCATCTCACGAATGTCAGAGCCACGGACAATGCTTCCTGCCCCACTCTTCTTGTTAATAGATGCAATTATTGATTGTAGTGATTCGTAGTCTGCCATTTTATCCTCTTGGTTGTGCTTGGTCATACATTCCATTCCAGCCACACTCATAACAGCGTGGTGCTGGACTGGCTCCGTTAACCATTGTGTTGTGTCCCCTGCCTGTACGGGAGAATACATAAATGCTTCCACAGTCAGGGCAGGACATGTTACCTTCTTTGCGCATCGCTTCCCCACCTTGCCACAAACGAAGTGCTTCACCCATAGTGATGTTGTCCGTGGGTGCTCTTGATGGATCAAGAAGGTCTTGTCTACCAGACTGTTGCTGTGCAGGCGCCTGTTGTTGAGGTGATTGCATAGGTATGGTCATCGGTGGGGATACAGGTGGAGTTTGGTAAGTCCTCTGTGGTGTTGGTTGTTGCCCAACAAGTTTTTTTGACCACCAGTCACTCATCGTTAATCTCCTCGTCTATTTCCATTACTAAAATAACTTTTTCGGAATCCAATAAATTATTAACTAAAGAAACACCATGTGACACCAAAGTGCGATGAAATTCTTCTTTGTCATCTAGTGGTACATCACTAAGTTCTCGTAGTTCGCAAAACCAATCAGACGCTTGAATTATACTTTCAAGCAATCCCATTGATGTGAGTAATGCCCAACGGGAAATAACTTCGTAGGTTTCTGCTTCCTGTACTTCTTCAGAAGGAATAGAGAACCCAGCACTGTTTGCAAAAGACTGTCCTAACGCTGGTGAAAGCATGAGGTAGTACATTCTCTTGTCTAAGGCGCTCACTTGGCATCTGCCCAACTGTAGGCAGAGTCACAAGACACAAGTAATGGCACGCCATCAATGATTCGGTCATGTCCCATAGCCGTAATGAACTTTGGCTTAAGGTCTTCAAGAATGTCTTCAGGCACAGATACCACCAGTTCGTCATGCACTTGTACTAGAAGGTTAGCACCAGTTCCTTTCAACATCTCTGCAATGTCAATCATTGCTTGTTTACAGATATCAGCCGCTGATCCCTGCACTACAGCGTTAACTGCTTGGCGCTCTGCACGAGAACGGGTGAAGTCATCTGATGAACTCAGGTCTGTCAATCTGCGTCTGCGTCCTGAAATGGTGGATACATAACCTGTTCTGCGACCTATCTCAATAATGCGCCGTTTCCATTCTGTCAACCCAGAAAACTGTTTGTAATACTGGTCAATCATGTTGCGAGCATCATCTACCTCAATGCCTGTGAGGTTGGCTAACTTATGTGGTCCACCACCATACGCTGTTAAGAAGTTAACTCCCTTACCAATCTGGCGCTCTTCATCAGTTACTTCAGACTGTGGTTTTTTGAATAACAGAGCGGCGGCTCCTGTGTGAATGTCTTCGTTGTTATTAAAGATACGCACCATCTGCTTGTCCTGTGAGAACATTGCCATCACACGAAGTTCAATTTGGTCATAGTCAGCCACCAGCAACTGATGACCTTCTGGTGCCACAAACAAACTACGAATGCTAGAAGATCGTGGAATGTTCTGGAGGTTTGGGTTACTGGAAGATAAGCGACCTGTGGCAGTACGGTGCAAGTGAAACGAGGGGTGCAATTTACTCTGGTTTAACTTCGGAATAAGGCTTTCTACATATGTTGTTTTTAGTTTTTGCGTTTCGGAATACTCCAACAACAATGGCACTACAGGATGTTGTGTCTTCAACTTCTGTAGTGACTCTTCATCTACTGATGGTGCGCCTTTAGCAGTCTTCTTAACTGGCTTTAGCGCCAGCCCACCTTCACGCTTCTTGTTGAACAAGAGCGCTTGCTTGTGTGGGTTGGAGTCAGGGTTAAACCCAATGAATGAATACTCGCTAATGCCCAAGATAATCTCACGAAGTTTTGTGTCTAGTTCTTTACCTAACTTCTTGAGAGCACGGCTGTCTACCAAGATGCCGTTGTCTTCCATCTGCATAAGAACACGGAGAACCTTAGAGTCAAGTTCAAAAGCAGAAAGTAAGTCTGTTTGACTACCGATCTTGCGCCATAGGTGTGTGTACAACAACCATGTCCAGCGAGCGTCAAGGTGTACATACCTAGCGGCTTTGTCAAAAGGAACCTTGTCAATAATTGCTCCTAACTTGCCTTCACGACCATGCGAGTTAGTCTTGTAAATATTCTTGACAACATTTTCCATTGAGTAACTAATTAAGTTTTCATCAACAATGTGTTGCATCAAGATGGTGTCAGCAAAAGGTCCGTATGGAAGTTCTCCGTAATACTTGCCAATAGAGCGAGCATCAAACTTAACATTGTGCCCGATTTTTACAAGGTCACTAAAGAACAGGGGGCGCAGTACCTCTAAAACTTCTGTTCTATTTAATTGTTCTGGTGGTGTGTCATGTACAGCAGGAATCACATAACGAGACTTTGCCATTGACTCTTCACCATTCTTAAGCAACTTACGGTATCCCACAGGTGGAGTAGTTGTGCCGTCACCGACTTCTTCTGGTATCAGAATGACACCAACATTGTGACCCATAGGTATTGCCCACGAATGACCATGTGTTGCTAATGAAATCCAAAATACTTCATTGCGTTTTGGGTCAAGGGCAAGATCACCACGGTAGCGAGCCTCCACAGTTTCACGAGCCTTGCGTGCAATCTCTGGTGTAGGACTCTTTAGTTTGGACAAATGTGCTTTCCACTCTTTGTCCACAAACTCAATAAGGTCGGGGTGTCGCTCCAAGTTACCACGGGTCTCCACATCAAATGCAAAAGACCCGTGGGCTTGAATAACGGCTACGGCTTCCCGTACTTCATCAAGCGTTTTAACAACGCTGTAGTTCATCAGTCAGACTGGATTTCAAGAGCCACTTCTGCCAATGTCTTACGAGATGGCGTTCTGATGATGTCGTCTGTGTAGGCAATACCAGAGAAATGCTTGAGTTCCTCTTTAGTTAGCGCCTCAAGGCTCCAATCACCCAAGTCAGTCTCACGCACCATCTGGTGGTTGGTTGAGGTGGTTGCACCCTTACCACTACGAGACACTGTCCAGTAGTGCTTAGAGAGTGGTCCCATTGCTGGGTGATCGTTGAAGTTCTTAAGTGAGTCAATTACTCGTGCACCAACTTCGTATGAACGAAGCACTGGCTCTTCTCCTGGGGTCAAGAGAACCACATTGAAGTTGAAGCGCCATGATGGGCGATTCCCTGCTTCGCAGAGTGGGCATGTGGTGTCTGCATCGGAAATGCAAGTAAACGACATCTGTCCTTTGCGCTCTACCCAATGCTGACGGTAACGAGCGTATGGTTGGTCTTCAATGAACTTAATGATTTGAATCTCATCAGTAACTTTAAGACGCTTTGCAAACTCATCACTGCTTGAAGAAGTACGGTCTGCACTGCCCCAACCACTGCGCACAACTTTGCGTGGCGCTTGTTCATCGGAATCTGTTGATTCTGGTCGTGCTGTGCGTGTTAGCCCAGTTGATTGTGGCGCTTTTGCTGGTGCGGTGAACTCTTGTTCATCGTCCTCAAAGTCGTCATCCCATCTTCCCTTTGTGTTATCTAAGTTTGGCATTGTTTGCTCTCCTGTGTTTATTATTTTGGCCAGTTGGCCTGTATGTGTGATATGAAAGATACCCAGTTATTGGCTTCTTGCCAACTCCCATTGCGAGTACCTAGTAACCCGTTAAGTTCTAGTGCTTCAAGCACTGTTTCAACTTGTTCACGGGAGTAAAGACGATAGCCCTTACGATCTGTGTTTAACAACTCGGCACCAGATGCTTTTGATGTCCGATATGTTGGTGAAGGAATCCACCCTTTGCGTTCCCACTTGCGTACTGTTTGTGACTTGCGCCCAACAATACTTGCAAGCGCTCCAATGGTGTACAGGTCAATTGTTTTACCATTGACAACTGCTGTCTTTTTAGAAACACCCACGAATGGGTCATCCATTGTTTTCTTTAGAACACTTTCAGGTCTATTCTTTGGTTTAGTTTTTCCAGGAAAATCTGGAAGTTCACCAAAGAGATCCAGTACATCTTTCATGCTTTAAAAGCCCAAGATTCTCTTTCAGAGTAAAAGCCTTGAATCACTTCTTCTAATTCTTTATTGTTCCAAGCAAGACCAAGTAGTTTGTCTTCACTCAACATCTCTACAACTTCTTTTATCTCGTCCCAATGACCATTTTCTTTTGCCCAAGCAGTTGCTTCATCCATGTCAAAAGAACGAGATACACGGCGCTCATACTTCAACTCCATGTCGCCAACTTTGAACCACTTGTGACCCTTGTTGTCTTCGTAGCCGTTTGTTTGGATGGCATCAATGAGTTCTGCCTTCATAGCATTCTGACGCTTGGTTAAGTTATCAATTGCTTCTTTAGACTTCTTGAACTCTTGCGCAAGTCGTTCGTAGTAGTCAGGTGTCTTTTCCATATTCATCTTTTTAAACCTCTGTGTTTTTTAGAAAGTCGGACAAGGTGCCCAAGGAGAGTTCAAACTTACCTTGATTGTCATAATTTCCATCAAGGAATGCAGAGTTAATTCCACGCTTTTGCATCAGCATTTCATACTGCCTTTCTTCAATAGATCCCTTCATTACGAATGCTGTAATTGTGACATGGGGGTGTGTTGAAGATAATCTGATTATTCGGGCTTCTCTTTGGTCCAGTTTTCCAGCCGACCAAGGGAGGTCGTAAGAGATAAGGTAATTGGCCTGTGGTAAGTCCACGCCATAACCTCCCGCATCAGACGATAGAAAGAGCCGAACATCAGGATCGGTGGCAAATCTTTGCTTGGCAAGGTCTCTCTGGCTTGCGTCCATACCACCCATGAAGAGTACGCTTTGCGTAAATCCTTCAGTTGCTTTCTGGATAAGCCGTAGGTTCTTTTTAAAGAACGAGAATAGAACCACTTTGTTATTCGGGTCTTCATCTAATACATCCTTAATGTAGGTTATGACTGCGTCTAGTTTGGGTGCCTTAACGGTCTGGGGGAGCCAGCCTGCTTTGACAATGTTTGAAGCGTACTGACTACCTTCTGTCGTCTGTGAAGGATCATCATATGCCTTAGCAGATTCCAACACCAACTGAGGATTATCGCAAAGCATGCGAAGTACAGTAAGCCTAGCCATGATTTGACCTTGCGCATCATTACCTCCTGCGCCGTTGTAGTGTGACCACAAGTCAAACCCTTGACCGTGACTTGTTATTGCTTTATTGATTTCATCAATTAAGTCTTTACATATTTTCTCATAGATTGCCGCACCAGCAGTATCAAACCGAATGGGCACTACCTGCGTAATCACATTGGGTAGTTGGTCTTGAATGTCTTCACGAGTTTTGCGAACCATCACTTCAGAAAGAGAATCATTTAAAGAACTTAAATTGCGATAACGAATTGGAGCGCCGTAGTGATTCCTCACAATAAAAGTACGGTCAAAGATATCAAAGCGACCCAGCACATTGGGGTCAACAAATTCCATTATTGAAAATAGTTCTTCTGGCTTGTTTTCAATAGGTTGACCTGTAAGTGCAAATCTGTATTGAAACTTCTTTCCTAGTTTCTTTAGCATCTTAGAACGCTTGGCACGAGGAGACTTAATGATGGTGGCTTCGTCAATTACTATGGCGTTTGCACCAAGATGTGTCAAGTAAGTTTGATCGTTAAGAAGTGTCTCTGGGTTGACAATGACATACTTACAGCGCAATGCTGAACGCCAAATAATTTCACGGTGCTTAGGTGGGCCGTCAATAACGCAGGCTGACGAGTTTGTAAACTTTTTAATTTCTCGTAACCACTGATACTTGAGACTGCTTGGAACAACAATCAATACTCTGTCCAACTCACCTAAATCAAACAATTCTTCTAAAGCAGAGATAGTGGTAACTGTTTTACCAGCACCCATAACCATGGCTAAAAGCATCTGTCCTTTGTCAACCATACGCTGGCTGGCTTCTTCTTGAAATGGGTATAAGTTTCCTGTAAACATTACAGCCACCAAGGTATTACGGAAGCGTTAACCACTGCTATTTCAATCTCGTCATCTGTCATGTCACCAAGGTCTTTTGCTTTTGTATGACCATAGTGAAGCCAGTAGACACCACCTTTAAGTAATGGCATATCTTTAAATATCTTTTTTGCGCTGGCAATCCCTGCTTCATCATTGTCCATCGCAACAATTACTTTGTCTGCAACACTGTACGCCAGTTGTAATTGGTTCTTTGTAATTTGTGCGCCAAAAGTTCCTAGACATTGAATGCCAGAAAAGGATGATGCAAAGCGAACAACATCTAATGGTGATTCCACGAGTATTGCTGTTGTGCTCTTGAACTGTTCAATACCGAACAAGGTGTCACCTTTGCGTACCCCTGTTGGGTGGTTGTATGTGGAGTTCAATCCTTTTTCTTGCCAGCCCAGTAAGTCTCCTTCGGAAGAAACCATTGGAATAATCCACGAGTTGTTTTTATCATTCCAACGCAGACCATGTTTACGAGCCGCTTCTGCTGTGATGTTGCGACTTGCTAAACGGTTTTTAGGAACCTCTGGGTAGTGCAAGTACATCTGGTGGTCAACTTCAGGTCGGCGCTCCCATTCAGGCATCTGCAACCGTTGGACATTGTTGTTCATAATCATTTCAGTAACAGCAAAATCTTCTTTACCTGTTAGTTCCATAATGAGTTGTGGCAAAGTGCCTCGTGCACCACACGAGTAACAAATCCATAGACCTGTCTCAGCGTTCATAGACCACGAAGGGGAGTTATCTTCTTTACCTGTGCGTGCTAGGTGTACAGGACACCGAGCAGAAATTTCTTGACCTGCTCTACGAACATCTACTCCGATAGATAGTAGAAAGTCTCCAAGATCAGTAGTACCAGCCATCATTGCCATCCTTGCCTTCCTCTCCGACTTCAGTGAAGTCCATTGTGTCCCAATCCCATTTAATACGAATCTCACCTTTAGGTGCAGTTCTTGCGAGAACTACACGCACAATTGCTTGGTTATCAATATCTGGGTCTGACTCAACACCCAAGATTAAATCTGAGTCTTGAGCAAATGATGATGTGTAACCAATTGAATCGGCAGATATCTGACGAGACTTCTTGTTGCCAAGTTTCCACGATAGTACCTGTGTGGTTCCGATAAGTGGTACATCAAACTTCTGTGCTAGGCGCTTAAGCGAACGAGTAATATTG